TGCTGCTCCAACGGGTATAGTTAATATAGGAGGACGTTATACATTATATACAGTTGAACAGTTTATTAATGCAAAAGTATCAAAAATATTTGAAAAATATATTAGAGGTACATTACCAGCAATAATAAAAAATAAACTAATAGAAAGTATTCAAACTATTGAAAATAAAGCAAATAAAGTTACAGATAAACCAGATACAGATACTAAAAAAAAAAAAATATCTAGTGAATCGAGTGTAGGAATTATTTTTCATAAAGTTTGTAATTATTGTTTTAGAATTTCAAAAACCCCAGAATTAATAACTAATTTTTTATCAAAAATAGTTGACTTTGTTAGTTCGGTATTACCTACTAGTATAAATTTTAGTGCTCCATTATTAGATGGGAAAATATTAGGGTATAGTCTTAAAGATATGGATAAGTTTGAATTCAAAATATGTAAAAGTGTATTTAGTAGCCCGTTACAAGGGGGGGCGGAAAGAGTAATAAAAGGAGGAACAGGAACTAAACGTGCGCAAAGTTCAGGTCCCGGTCATGAAGAAAATCCGTTATGTTCTGTAAGCACCGACTTATTTGTATTACTATTAGATAATTTACGCGAATCATTAAAAAAATTTGATGTTGGACCATTTACTGAATATTGTAAAAACATAAAAATTCAAAATATCGGTGGCGATAAAACACAAACACAAAAATATAATGTGGCATCAAGTACTATTGATAAAAGGTTTCGTAATCTTTCAATACTTAAAGGTTTTGGTGGTTCCCCAAATATACAATATGTAAATAAAGATATGACGTATAATCATTCTAATGATAAACATTTAGGAATGGGGCTGATAGAACTATCATTTAAACTAGACCATAATAATAAGGTTAGGTGTGAACCGCGTAAATTAGACCCATATGATGTAATAAAAGGTATCGGTGTAAAAGGTAAGGTATCTAGCACAGCTGATCCAACTGATCCATTAAATATTGATAAAATGTCACACTGGATAAAAATGCAGGACTGTATAGATTATTTACACGATACGGGGGATCAAACCCCAAATAAGACTGTTCTTCTTATTGATTTATCGTGTTCAGGTTATAGTGGAGGAGTAGCATCTACGGCATATGCGTGTGGTCAATTTACAAATGTTATCTATCCCGGAGGTGGTGGTCGACGCAGGTATCATTGCCAAAAGTCACACAGAAGATCAAAAAAGAGATCAAATGCTAAGTCAAGAGCATGCTCACGTACAAGATCGAATAAAAAAACAATTCTTACTTCAGTAAATAGTAAATACAGAAGAAACATAAGAAGACATAAGAAGACATATAACGCGAAATAAATATAAAAAATAAAAATAAAAAATATGTATATCATGTTGCGTTATCAAAAAGGTAGAAAATTATGTAGAAATTTTCATGTTTCCAATACCAGCGGTAGTCCTAGGACCAAAGCTAAGATGCTTAGCCAAAGGTTTTGGTCTGGAAATTACTACAGGAACATATAAAAGTTCATTCGGTTTGGGAACAAATGCGCCTTTATTCTTTTCAAATAATTCATTATATGTAAGCAAATTTTGGTCTACATTTTGAAAACTCATTGCCATAAGTTGGCACCCAATTGCCTGCGGTACTGACGAAATATAATTTGTATTGGATACTGATAAATCAGGTAAAACCATTGTCATGTTTTGTTTATTAAACGTGGTTATTGTTTCCAAGTCATTTGAATTCTTAACATCCATAAACCGTTTACTGTGTATGAATACTGAATTAGTGGTAACATTTGTAAGCTCCCACATATTTTTGGACTGGTACAATAACGGCATTGAATTTTCGGAGTTATTTTTTTCGACCATTATTACAACCCTTCCTATAAAATCTTTAATCGGTCGCGCTGTAATATTTCGTCCATTAGATTCTCGCATATATTGGATAGGTAACAGTTTATCCCCCAAGGTATCTGCTATTTCACTAGCCAATATATTAAGAATATTTACATTATTTGTTTTTATTCTGAAATGTAGTAGTAAAGGATCTCTTGGATTAGGGCATATACCTGCTGTTTCTGAAAACGCGATATTATTTATCTCTTTTAAAACATCGGATATAGGTAGACTATTATAGCTCTGTTTTACACCAATAATGTCGATAGAAGACACACCGACTACCGGAATATTATCTACACAAAATATTTCAAAGTCTAAACATCGAACACCTTGCTTAATTACATTTTGTAATGCGCACATACTAACGTAGTCACTTTTAAATTGACCCGAAGCACAACAATTATATGCCGTTTTAATATAAAAGTCGCGCAAATTTTTACCGACATAATCAGGAGAGGTAGACGTAGTCCAATTTGATGTTATTTTTGTAGGCGGAGATTCTTTATTTATTTTTTCTATAATATCGCAATTTGTTTTTCCTAAATTAATTTTTGTAGTAACATATGTGATAAGCCAAAGTATAACGACAATCACAAAAGACATACCAAACCAGTGAATTGCTGTATCACTGGGAGGAGAGGTTAGCATTGTTTTTATGTATTCCGAAGAAGACGAAAAGTCAAAACCCATGCCATTTGATGCTGATAATCTTGTTTGTGCTGCTGACATAATTTTAGTTAATTTATTAATGTTATTATATTATTATATAATGATATTAATTATATAATCATATTAATTATATATATATAAAACCTGTTAAAAATTATTAATATGTTAAATATATATAATAACAAGAAAACATAAAAAATGACAGGGGGATTACTAAATATTGTATCTTATGGAAATCAAAATGTAATATTGAATGGAAACCCAAAGAAAACATTTTTTAAGACCACATATGCAAAGTATACAAATTTCGGGCTTCAAAAATTCAGAATCGATTTTACAGGGCAAAGATCTCTGCGATTGACCACTGACTCTACGTTTACATTTAATATCCCAAGATATGCTGACTTATTAATGGATACGTATCTAGTTGTAACGCTTCCAACCATTTGGAGTCCGATATGGCCTGCATCAAACAATTGTCAGCAATCATGGGCGCCATACGAGTTTCGATGGATTGAAAATTTAGGCACACAAATGATAAAAGAAGTGCGTATATCGGTAGGTGGACAATTGTTACAAGTATTAACCGGTAGTTATTTGCTTGCTCTAGTACAGCGGGATTTTTCAGGTCCAAAGAGAGCATTATATGATCAAATGACTGGAAATGTTCCCGAGTTAAATGATCCAGGTAATTCAAATGGTAGAATAAATATGTACCCCAATGCGTATTTTACAAATCAATCACAAGGATCGGAACCCTCTATAAGAGGTCGCAGATTATATACCAATAAACGCATGGTTTACGCTTTCAAGTAAAATGGCGTTTCCATTGGTTGCACTTCAGTATAATGAGTTAAAAATAGATGTGGTGATGCGACCGATACAAGACTTATATACGATTCGCGATGTAATGGATCCAACAAATGGGTGGCCTATAGTTAGACCAAATTATACAAACGAATATATGCTCTTATATCGGTTTCTAGAGTCGCCTCCGAGTGTAAGTTTAGCTTCAGGTGATTATCAAAATAATGCACAGACGGGGTGGAATGCCGATATACATTTAATTAGTACATATGGTTTTTTGTCAAATGAAGAAGCAAAGACAATTGCCGCTACAGAACAAAAATATTTAATAAAATCGGCATATGAATGGAGATTTCAAAATGTAACGGGGTCGCATCGCGTATGGCTCGAAAATACTCTGGGGATGGTGAGTAGCTGGATGTTCTTTTTTCAACGCAGTGATATTGATTTGCGAAACCAGTGGAGCAACTATACGAATTGGCCTTATAATTATTTACCAGTGAATATAATACCTGCTCCTGTAAATCCATTAGCTGAGTATCAAGGTATATATGGTGGACTGTCTGTTTCTTGTAACAGTACACCCATAGGACCTGGGTATAATACAATCACGAAGAATAATTCGGGTCTTTTTATTACGCAGCCCTTTCATTCAAATAATCAGAGAACTATTTTATTGAATATGGCGATTTTATTGGACGGCAAGTATAGAGAAAATGTTTTAGATGAGGGTGTATATAATTTTGTAGAAAAGTATACACGAACTGCTAGTAACGCACCGAATGGGTTATACTGTTATAATTTTTGTTTAGATACCGATCCATTTAATTTACAACCAACAGGTGCACTAAATACAAGTAAGTTTTCGAATTTACAGTTTGAGTTTACAACATTTTATCCTCCACTTGATCCTAGTGCGAATTTCCTTACAATATGTGATCCTGTTACGAAGTTACCTATTGCTACAAATAAACCGGTGTGGCGTATATACGATTACAACTATAATTTGGTTATTTTGGAGGAAAGATATAATGTTGTAACATTCATGTCGGGGAATGCAGGTCTCATGTATGCTAGGTAGTGCTATATATCGGATATATCGGTCGGTGTAATATTCAAACTATAACCCATAACCCACAACCCATACACAATAAATCATAACCCCATAACTACACCAATGATGTATTCAGTTGCTGCGATACCTGTACGAATGTTGTACAAAGAGACATATGTTTAATACAAGACGCATTTATGTATGTACACGTACTTCGCAGCCCTCCCAAATAATCAAGAACGGTATCCTCAAGGGGGCCGCGATACGGAACACGAACAATGCGACCTTCAGACGCACGATAGTCGTTCATACCTCCATAATGTTTATTCATTGCGTGTGATGAACTCATGCCATAAAATAGTTTACTCTTGGAGCCGTCGGGATTGACTATCGTTTCACCAGGATTTTCATCGTGACCGGAAAATACTCCTCCGACCATTACAAAGTCGGCACCACCCCCGAATGCTTTTGCCATATCACCTGGACATGTTATTCCTCCGTCGCCAATAATATGTCCTCCAACACCGTGAGCGGCATCGGCGCATTCCATAATAGCCGATAATTGTGGCATACCTACGCCTGTTTTCATGCGAGTAAGACAAGCACTGCCGGGACCAATTCCGACTTTAACAACGTCGATACCTCCATTAAGAATAAGCTCTTCGACAATTTCGCGAGTAACTACATTTCCAGCAACAATAATTTTGTCGGGATATTCTTCGCGAATACGCCTACAAAAATGAACAAGAGATTGAATATAACCATTTGCTATATCTACACATATCCAATTACAATCGATGACAGAAAGTATTTTTTTAAGGCGATCGAAATCGATTTCTTGTATGCCTGTAGAAACCATGAAAAGATCGGGATTTAGAATAATATTGTTATCGGATTGAAATGATAAGAAATCGGTAACATCGTAGAATTTATGAAGAGCTGTAATAATTTTAAATTTTGACAATGTTTTATAAACTTCGAAAGTTCCTACTGTATCCATATTGGAAGCTATAATAGGAATACCTTCCCACATTTTTAGGGATTTACAGTTTTTGAATTTTATATTTCTCATTAAATTAACATTAGAACGACTATTGATGGTAGAACGTTTTGGACGAATAAGAACATTATGAAAATCTAGTTTTAATCCTTCTTCGATTTTTGGCATTATTATGATACTATCTTAGTATATGTTATAGTTTTATATATATTTAATATATTGTTTATCCATATCCATGATTGTCGATTTTACACGATTATTGATTGTAAGTTGTCGTTAATTATTTCTAGTATATAAAAATGATAGGGTATAATAAAATGTTATAATATATTATACATATTATACATATTATACATATTATATCAAAATGTCCATAAAAAAAGAAAAAACATCTTTACAAAAACTAATGGGAGGGGCTGCACAGGTTACAGAAGCATTTGATTTACCAGGATTAAGTAGTTTATCTAGTAAAAATGACGAGAATGAGGACACCGAAGGCACTAAAGATACAACAACAACCTCCGCACCAGCAACGCGAGCAACGCGAGCAACACCGGCAACACCGGCATCTAATGTTATAGGGGCTACCCCTGTTATTTCTACTCCTGGTAATACAAAACAAACATCAAATACAAACACGCCAATGACGGAAATACAAGACACAACTACGAATAATATTCTAGTTTTTATCATACATGTTATTTTTGCTGTAATTATTGCTTATATATGGGGTATTTTAGGATCAAATGCTTTATTTTTAATGACTCGATCGCAAAAAGATAAAAATTATATTTTTCCTTCGGATAGATACGCTGAACCATATTGTAATACCGGGAATCCACAAAAAAGTTACTTTAATTACGGATTTCCGTATAATAAAATACCACGTAACTGTTCTAATACGGCTGAAGTAAATAGGGTATTAAATACGGAAGCCCAAAATATTTATATAAAGGATAAAGCAGAAGAGGGGGGTATAGGTAGTGGAGTATCACATGCCTTTTTTAATTACATATTTAACACTGTATATGGTGGTTTAGGAGAAGGTATGCGAGAATGTTCGAAAGCATTTTTGAATATTTTTAATACAACAGATACAAGTAAAGATCCAGATCAAGATTCTTGGGATAATATGGAGACCGCTGGAGGAAGAAAGTTATTTATATTTATACTGTTTCCACTTATATTAATTTATTTAATTTATGGACTTGGTATTATTGCCGGCCTAGCGGGTCTTATTTTAGGTGTAGTAAGTGATCATCCATTTTGGGGAATTATATTCACGTTAATTTTAGGGGTTATTATCGCCATATGTAATGGTATATGGGGAATAATACAATCGATTTACATATTTTGTTTTTATCCTTACTTTAATATTAGAAATAAGACTGCTTATGATAAAATATTTAACAACGTTAGACCGTATATGCTTTTAATATTCTATATATTGATAGCACTTTATGCTTTTCAAGATTTAGGGAATTCTGGTGGTGCGGGTATAGTATTTTTTATTATAATTGCGTATTTCACAGGCAATGCGTCGTAGTGTATTATTGTGAAATATGGCGCATATAAAATTTGTGTTACATAACACAAATCAAAAAAAATAGGGCAAAAATTCTATTACATCTTTTAACATGTAAAACTTCTATTATCTACCAGTCCAATGTTTTATTAATGGTAAATTTTTATATTTATCAATTTCATTAAATTTTATCCCCCATTTACAATACTTATGTATATTACCTAATAATGATTCTTTCTTTTCTTCTTTTTGTAATAAACAAGCAATTACTCGTTCAAAACTACAACGATTATATCTACTTAATACATAATCTAATAATTTGCTAATATCGTATTTACTATTAATGTAAGTTAAATAATCATGTGTAATTATAGTCATGCATCCAAAACAACCTTTCCATAAATCTTTGTTTTCATAAAATTTATTCAATTCTAAATCATTAAAAATATTTATCATTCTTTTTTCATCATCTATCTGGTCCCAATTATGTTCAAATTCCCATAAAAATTTATATTTTTCTACACTCATATCTATATATTTATTTACAATTACAGAATCATGAATTATTACAGCAATATCAAATAATTTATTATGTAAATAGTAATAATAAGGCAATAACTCACCTCTTTTAGGATATTCACTATTTATAATAGTAGTTTTATATAAACTTTCTTCTGTTATATATTTATAATTACTATTATCATCTATTATAAGAATGTTATTTTCAGGATAATATTGTCTAATAGAGTTAACGCATTTAATCCAATATTTATTTGTTAATTCATTTTTTACATGTCTCAATATAATAAATCCATATTGCTTACTCATAATTATATTTTATACAAAATGAATATATAATATTTCATATTATAAAGTAAATATTTTATATTATAAAGTAAATATTTTATATTATAAAGTAAATAGTCAAGGGGTAAATAATAAAAAGCGTAAATGTGTAAAGATGTAAAATATATAGAACAAAAATATATATTTTAATTCGTAAACTATGTTAAAAGTATTTATATATACCTTATATATAACTTATATATAATTTATACAAGTCACGATATCTAAGCAGTAGTACTAGTAATGACAAAGCATAAAAGTAGAATCTCGAATAGTAAAATACAACTACCTTTTGTAAGTGTGTGTACTCCCACATTTAATAGGCGACCATTTATTGAAATGATGATAAAATGTTTTAATAGCCAGGACTATCCAAAAAATAAAATGGAATGGATTATTATTGACGATGGAACAGACCCAATAGAAGATTTGGTTACCTCTCATCCAAGTGTTAAATATTTCAAATATGATCAAAAAATGACACTTGGTAAAAAACGAAATATTATGCACAAAAAGTCATGCGGCGATATTATTGTTTATATGGACGATGACGATTTTTATCCACCGGATCGTGTATCGCATGCTGTAGAGCGTTTAACTGAGAATCCTGGTGTTTTATGTGCTGGTTCTAGTGAAATGTATATATATTTCAAAGATAATAAAGAAAAATGTAAAATGGTACAGTTTGGACCTTATGGACCGAACCATGCGACAGCAGGAACATTCGCTTTTAAGAGGAAACTTCTGAAAGATACAACATATAATGAGGAAGCTTGTCTGGCGGAAGAGAGAGAATTTTTGAAAAATTATACTGTACCCTTTGTTCAACTTGACCCATTAAAAACTATTTTAGTATTTTCTCACCAGCATAATACATTTGATAAAAGAACGTTGTTGGAAAATATGGGTTCAAATCAGTATATAAAATATAGTTCAAAGGAAGTTGGTGATTTTATAAAAGACAAAGATATCATACGTTTTTTTTTAGAAGAAATGGATGAAAAATTAAAAATATATGAACAAGGAGATATAAATATGAAACCTGATGTTTTGAAACAGATAAAAGAGTTGGAAGTAAAAAGAAAAGAGATAGAGAAGAAAATGATGGAAGAGAGGAAGAAGAATATCGAATCTTGTAATGGATCAGCAAATACGACACAAGCGAATAAAAATTCAATAGGTACAATTGTTGTACAAGAAGAAGGAAAGCCGCCACGTGAGTTAAACTACAATGAAGTGGTTGAAATGTTGACATTACAACAAAAGCAACTATTGCAAATGAATCATCTCAAAGAATTATACGGAACAACTATGCGAGAAAATGTAAGACTAAAGGAAATTGTGGAAACACAGCAAAAAATATTAGATGAAAAAAATGTATATATTTCTGATTTAGAGACAAAAATTGTCGAAAGTAGTGAAATAATTGTTGTAGAAAAACATTGAATTTGTTTTGATATTATCACAAGAAATAATATTTTATAAAACCGCTTAAAGAAACAGCTATAAATATAGTATCAACAGACATTATAGTTTCGTTACTTTCGAGTTAACTTTTAATATCTCCATCGATTATCAAGGATTAAGATGGTAAAGGATTGGGATAATCTTCAACAATATGAGTCGCATGACCCAAATGATGCTGTAGAATCTTGTGATGGCGACGAAGCGCGTTCAAAAAACAGTAAAGATAAAAGACATACGCGTAAATCGTATCCTTCGAATGTACAGGGGCGTTATATTGTGAATGCTGTGACTGGTATTGCTTATCCATGGCGTGTAGGATCAATGTATGAAGATTTGTTATGGAAGGTGTGTGATGCAAAGGGTAGACGAGGTAAACTTGAATCCGACATGTATTTTTATGATTCTCCAAAACAGGCGATTGATCATAGGCGTTATAGGCCGGATGTTTTTTCAGCGGATACATTGAATTGGTGGAAGACACGTGTTGCTAAGATGACTAAAGTTCTTCGCGAACAGGAAGAATAATATAGTGGTAATAATGTACAAAAGATTATTTTTGAGTTATGAGTAAGTAATATATATATTGATTCCTTATAAAATATATCATATGACAATCATATGTTATATTTTGATTATTACAATATTTTTATAGTTATAATATTTTAAAAATTCAAAAGATTAATTTTATATACAACATTGTTAATTGTTAAACAAAGATATTTACCTGAACTAGTAGTTGAAGGAATTTCACTAATAATTGTATTTCCTTTAAGTGCAAACCCATTACCACTTCCGGCAACATTATTTTTCGTTGAAATTACTACTGATGCGTTTGCGTCACTAGAAGATGTTGTATCTATTATTAAATTTCCCGACGATGTTGTTATAGTATTATCGTTCATATTTAAAGGAAGATACATATTATTCATATTATCTGGTCCATTCAGTTGCATAAATTCTGTTAGAGTAGAATTTTTCAAACCATAAAATGAAATACTTCCATTATTATTAACTAACCCAACATTTCTAGCTTTCATCTCTAGTTTCGTAAACTCTCTTTTTATGTTATCCTGTTTTGCGTAATAATGCTGAGAGTGTATGATATCTCCAGCGACAGCTTGCCGACCACTTTTATAAGTTTCAATAGAAGGAATACCGATACTATTTCCATTATCAGAATGTGTATTTTCCAATTTTAACATCGGATTTGTCGGTCCTCCCGAGATATTTTGTGATATATTAAACAATGACGTACTAGGGTTATATGTTAAGGCTGTATTAAAATACCCTGTTTGTCCACCAATAGTTGATCTCACAAATGTTGGGTAAAACGTTTCATTTGAGTTTGTAGCACTCGTCAACATAGCACCGATAGCACCAGTAGCACCGATAGCACCAGTAGCACCGATAGCACCAGTAGCACCGATAGCACCGATAGCACCAGTAGCACCGATAGCACCAGTAGCACCGATAGCACCAGTAGCACCGATAGCACCAGTAGCACCGATAGCACCGATAGCACCAGTAGCACCGATAGCACCGATAGCACCAGTAGGACCAATAAAGCCAGCAATATCCCTACAACAACTTCTAGAATTTAAATATGAGTTATACGAACCAAATCTTGACATAATGAATGAATGAACGAATGAAATGAATGATAATATTATAATATTTAACTATAAAATAATATTATTTTATTTAACTATAAAATAATATAACAACGTTAATACCAACATCAACAATGACAATACCATCTCTAATAACAGCAATATTGTAGCAATATTGTAGCAATGTTGTAGCAATACTATACACGTTATCCAGTATATCAAACAAATTCATCATCATCGCTATCTATTATTTTATCATCATCGGAAGTAATGTTTAGAGTTTTTTGTGTATATTTATCTAAATATCGATATATTCGATTGATATCCAACTTGGTAACTTCATAATTTTCAAGCATATTATATATTTCGTCTTCGTTATATTGTGTCTTAATATACATAAAAAAAGAAAACATGTCTTTCTGATCCATCGAAAGTTGTTGGCAAAGTGTTTTAATAAAAAGCGTATTGTTGTACTCAGTGCTATATTTTGTCAACACCTTTGTAAACCGTACTTCAAGTGGATTAAATTTTGCTTTTTTTGTAAATTTTTCATGATATAATTTGTTATTGTAAAATGTCTTAATAAGAGAACTCATCTCGTTAAACTGCCATGCCTGATTCTGAAATGTTATGCGATCAATATAGTCCGCAAAACATATATTATCTAGAACCGTCTGATAAAATGGTATGGAAACATCTTTCTTATATTTTGACAAGACGTCTATAATATTTTCGTGCCATAAAAGAGCAACAGTCGTTCTGTCGGTCTCATTCATCAGTACCTTATGCTGCTCAATGGGGTAATTATTGTTTATCAAGTGTTGTGTCAATTTTTTACTATCGTCATTGTAACTTTTAGGCTGGAATATAGTCTGGATAATATCAGTTTGTAAAATATTATTTTGTTTATCTGCCATTTGATATATCGATACCAGTTTTCGCAAATCGCCCTGAATAAATAGTATAATATTGTCATTCAATATTTTGTCAAATTTTAAATTCATTGACAAAAGAAGTGACGATATTTGCTCGTTTGATGGCGTTTTTAATTCGAATGTATGACACACTTTCATAAGTTCTTTTATCTTTTTGTTAATCTGATAGTTGCCAATACATATGATTGGATTAAACGATACTTCCTCCACTTTTTGCTTCTTCGTTTTTTTAGGACGTATTAGCTTTATTAGCGAGTTTATTCCGCTTTTGTCGCCATTATTCATCGCGTCGATTTCATCCATGACAATGACAATTTTTTTCACTTTTTTCTCGAACATTGACATTATATTTTTATCAGACATATTGTGTTTTGTTATCGTGTCAATGATAGATTTATTTCGAATATCGCCGGCATCATATTTGATAATGTCATAATTTTGTTCGCGAAGGAGACTCACAACAAATTCTGTTTTACCTGAACCTGGATTACCGTAGATATATACTCCTCTTTTTAATGTAATGTCACTTTTATTTTCTTGGAATCCGTCAAGAATAGTTTTTATTTTTTTATATGTTTGATCTCTTCCGAGAATAGAATTTATATTTAAGTTATCCATTTTATTTTATTTTATTTTATGTATATAATAAGTATTTTATCTTTCTTTATTAAAATATTATAATTGTTTCTATGTAGATTTCATGAATGTATTTTTATTATTTATTCTGTACAGTAAAAACTTTACCGAGTAACCAAAAGATAGATTTGGGTGCTTCGTCTTTATAATTATTAATTAACTCTCGATCATTTGTAATCCCGTCCCACGTAATCTTATTTTTTATTGCGTATTCGTATTTATTCATTTTTGTCGGTAACTGGTAACTGAAAAATCCATGAGGACTTGCGTAATCGGCATTCATTTTATTAGGTTTACATCTAACGTGACCATCTTCGCTCTTAGATAATTTCCAATAATCAGGACATTCGCTTACCATGGGAACCCAACGCTGTTTTTTATTATTTGCGCGTAGTATGATAATGACAAAAATAGGTATTAGTGCTAAAAAAACTACGACAGCTGTTAATACTGCTAATTTTCTAAAACTCATATTTATATTTGTTGAATATGGATCCATGATATGTTTTAGAATGTGACTGATACTTGTTTATTATAAATATATATAAATATATAATAAATAAGATTTTAATTAGGTGTAACTCGGAGTTTAATTGAGA